CAGGGGTTGGAATCCTCTAAGTAGCACCAAACATTGTCTAGTAGCTCAATGGTAGAGCAAGTGACTGTTAATCACTAGGTTATTGGTTCGATGCCAGTCTAGACAGCCAAACAACGCGGGATTGGTATAGAGGTTGTGCAATGCCCTTCCAAGGCATCTACGCCGGTTCGATTCCGGCATTCCGCTCCAAATAAAACAAACGTCCCACAACCGGCAATCAGAGCCGTTCTTTGTCGTGTTTGTTTTAACAACAAGGAGAACTATGAGTACATATCACGAAGAAGCGGGGAAAGGCTCTCATCGTCGTACAGAAGACCGTGAATTAATAGAGTCCAATTGGGACAAAATTGATTGGTCTAAGAAGGTGGATAAAGAAGAAGAGAATTCGGTTGCAGTAGATGCATCGGAATAATCCCTGTTTGGGAGTAACAGCCATCGTGGGCTTTAACACGTAATAAAGTTGTGGCGAGGGAGCGAGTATTGCGCTCCATGTTATAGGAGCAGGACAGACTAATTTATTTTGGTCGATTTAGGGTGGCACTATAACACTAATTCAGAAGGGACGCTTTGCGCGTCCTTTTGTCGTTTGTAAAGGAAAAGTATGGCTGAAAAGAAACAGAAAAAGACATACGCCCCTATTTCGGAGAAACAACGAATTGTTCTAGCAGATACCACAACAGATGTGATCCTTCTAGGCGGCGGGGCAGGCGGAGGCAAGTCTGCTGTGTGCTTAATTAAAAATTTAGATGGCATCAAAGATAGAAGTTTCCGTTGTGTTATTCTCCGACGATATGAACCAGAATTGAAGAAACAGGGTGGCTTGATAGACACATCTAAGGAAATCTATAACGATTTTACCAAGATTCCTTATAAAACACAAGCAAAGATTTGGGAATTTCCTAGTGGTGCAACAATTGGATTCTCCGCAATTTCTTGTGATGACGATTTAGGTTCGTGGCAGGGATCACAGCTTACGCGCATCATGGTTGACGAAGCGGCAGACAAGTGGACAGAGAAACAGATATTGTTCTTGCAGTCTCGTCTTCGTACAGTTGGCTCTAAGATTCACCCTCAATTGATTTTAACGTGCAATCCTGACATCAACTCTTTTTTAAAGAATTGGGTTGACTACTCTCTTGACCCAGATTCAGGCGTCCCTGTGGAAGGCACTGAGCACAGAATTCGTTGGTTCTGTGTGGAAGACAATGTAGCTAAATGGGCAGATAGCCCTGAAGAGTGTTATGAGTTATATGGCAAGCCTAAGAACTTAATATATGCACATGGAATGACAGAAGCACAAATGAATATGCTTTCTAAGGAGGATAGATTACGTTTGTTCATGCCAAAGAGTTTCCGATTCATTCCTACAAATGTTTTTGACAACCCTTACTTGTTACCCCCAAGAAACACAAGTTACCTTTCGTCCTTACTAGCACAGCCATATGTAAACCAATTGAAATTCTTGCATGGTTCATGGACAGCACGAGAGCAAGGAAGTATGTTCTTTGACAGGTCTTGGGTAGAAATGGTTGAATTGCCGCCATCACAAGCAACAAGAGTAAGAGCTTGGGATTTCGCATCTGAAGAAAAGACAAAGACGAATAACCCTGACTGGACTGCCGGTGTTAAAATGAGCCGGGATAGGTTTGGTACATATTATATAGAAGATGTGGTAAGATTTCAAGCCACTACAGATAAAGTGCTGAAAAAAGTGGCTGAAGTGGCTAAAGAAGATGGTGTTGATGGATGTACAGTTGTTATTCCAGTTGACCCTGGAGCCGCAGGTAAATCTGCTGTGTTTTTATACAGAACTGTACTTTCTGAAAATGGTGTTCCTACTAAAACTGCCCCGGTTGTCTCTGGCAAATCTAAACTTACAAGATTCCTTCCTTTTTGCTCTATGGCAGAGGCTGGCAACATTAAAGTTGTCCGTGGAGAGTGGAACGAGGAATTTTTTAAAGAGTTAGAAGCATTCTCGGCTGACCTGAAACTTCAGAAAACACAGAAAGATGATCAGGTTGATAGTGCTAGTGATGCTTTCACATCTTTAGCTAAGAATATATATATGCCAGATTTTAGTATGCCATCTCTTACACAAGCTAATCCTATCCCCTCCCTATAATACCATAAATCTGCAAGATTGTGTAATAATTTGACACGAAGTTGTTTTCGTGTTACAATCTTGCAATAAATGAACAGGAGTAACACATGGCGACAAAGAAGCCTCAAAGTTCGGCTCTTGAAGCTGACCCTGATACAGCACTACCCCGCATTGCTCTAGGCGAACAAGGTGTTTCTGGCCTACGTATAGCTAATAACCAAATTTACGCAGAGCGTAATAAAGTATTCCAATACCCTAACTTGTTACAAGTTGTAAATGAAATGTCTGCACACCCTACGGTGTGCTCTGCCTTCAATGTTTATAACTTAATGGTTAATTCTGTGCCTTGGTATGTTTGTCCTCCTGAGAATGCAACAGACGTAGAAAAAGAACGTTGTGTTTTTGTGCAGTCGTGTATGACTGATATGGAACATTCTTGGGGGCAATTCATTACTGAAGTAACTACATATTTAAAATATGGCTTTCAAGTAAGTGAAAAAGTATTTCGCAGACGTTTAAAGAAGAATGGAAGCAAATATAATGATGGTAAGATTGGTCTTCGTAAATTAAGTCCCCGTAGTCAAGAGACTATTGCAAAATGGTACTACTCTGAAGATGGAAGAAATCTTGTAGGTATTGGGCAGTCGCTTCAAAATCTGGAAAACCAGTGGAGATATGAGAATATCAAGAATAAAGATGGAGTTCTTCAAATTGACAGGGAAAAATTCTTATTGTTTTCTGCTGACAGTACGAACGGAAATCCACAAGGTCAGAGTTTATTGAAGGCTGTATTCCTACCTTATAAACAATTAAGTTTATTGCAAGATCAATTAATGTTGGGAATTGCTAAAGATTTACAGGGGATTCCTGCTATTGGTATTCCGCCAAAGCTGTTGAGTCCTGATGCAACAAGCTCAGAAAAAGCTGCTGCACAACAGTTTATTGATATGGCAACCAACCTTGTAAAAGGAACACAATCCGGTATTGTCTACCCTTTAATGTATGATGAGAATGCCAATAAAACTGTAGAAATTCAACTGTTAGAAGCCAAATATGGGAAGTCTTTTAATATACCTGAAGTAATTGCAGCTTTGCAGACAGATATATTGGTTGCATTAGGGGTTGACGTAATCAAGCTTGGTGCAAATCAACAAGGTTCTTATTCCTTAGCATCCAGCAAAGAGAATTTACTATCTATGACTGTAGAATACCGTTTGAAAGAAATTCGTTCTGTTCTCAATCAAGACTTAATGCGCTCTATTTACGAGTTAAATGGTTGGAATACAGATAGAATGGGTACTTTTGAGTACGGGGATATCCTTGATGCAGATTTGGAAGAAATTTCTAAATTTGTACAGCGTACTAAGTCTGTTGGCATTCTGCCGCGCACACTGGAAGTTGTTAATAAAGTTCTGGAGTCTCTGGGGCTTCAACCTCTTCCTGAAGACACTGTGTTAGATGAAAAACTGTTCCCAGAGGACATGCAATCTAGATCGGGAGATGGAATGGCTAAAGGCTCTGGTAATGGTACATCTAACAAGCCAGCAGGTAGAGACAAATCATCTGATAATTCTGAAAATGCAGCATAAAGGAAACAAATGAAAAAACAAAATATTTTGCTGCGACTTACTCAGAGTATTTATTCTACTCCGCAGCTTATTACAGCAGAAGCTTTTGCTCCGATTGACCAATATTTACAAGATCGTAATTCTGGGGTTCTCCTGTATCGAGATGGAAAAGCAGAAGATACCCCTCCTGCAAAACCTGAACTTTTCTACAACAAGAAGCAGAAAATTGGTGTTCTAAATATTGACGGCACTCTTACCAATAAACCTGTTGTTACGTTGTGTGGAGAAGTAGGTACAGCATACTCCACTTTGGTAGAACAAGCAAGTGAAATGTTGGATGCAGGTGTTACTACTATCATCATGAGTGTAGATAGTGGAGGTGGAGAAGCTTTCAATTGTTTCCAATCAGCCTCTACTGTACGGGAAATGGCTGATAAAGCCGGTGCAAAAATCTACGGATATAACGGCGGTATGGCGGCTTCTGCTGCTTATGCTTGGCTCTCTATTTGTGATGAAGTGTTTGCTCACCCTGATGCAGATACAGGCTCCATTGGTGTTTTGGTTAGTCTACTAGATACCTCTAAGGCAATGGAACAACAGGGGTACAAGCGAGTGTTTGTAACAGCAGGAGAGCAAAAAATTCCATATGCAGAAGATGGAAGTTTTAAAAAAGAATTCTTGCAAGATTTGCAGTACAAGGTGGATGCGTTGTATGAGAACTTTGTTTCTCATGTGTCTAAATATATAGGTTTGTCAGCGGAGGCTATTAAGGCCACTAAGGCAAAAACCTTCATGTCTAAGGACTCCTTGGAGCTTGGACTGATTGATGGAATTAAGACTGAAGAAGAGTTTCAGGCTTATGTGATTTCTAAACATAAAGGTGATTAATGAAATTAGCTGATCTGATGAAACGATTTGGCTTGTCGGCAAAGGAAGAGTCCGCACAAGTTGATCTGAAAGATACGGAAGAGTTGCAAGAACTGCTTGCTGCTTTTGATGAAAAAGAAACCCAATTGATTGAAGCTCTTGATCAAATTGATGAACTAACTAAACAAATGGAGAAGTTTGAGGAAGCTAAAGTTGCCGCTGAACAAGCTGCTGCTGAGGCTGTCGCAAAAGCTCACAAAGAAAAAGTTGAAGCTCGTATGAGTAAACTGGCAGCAGAATTTGGTGATGAGAAAGCAGCCAAGTTTGAGAAGTTTGCTGAAACCATGAATGATACCGAATTTGCAGAAGTTTTCGGTGTACAAAAAGAACTAGCAGCGAAACAAGACGAATCTTTCGCTGAATCTGGTGTTGATGCAAAAGTGAAAGAGGAAAAAAAGCCTGCACACTTTAAACAATTTATCAAGAAACAAGGGAAATAAGAAATGACTAAAATTGCGACTCGTTCGAATAAACTGTCTGGTGTTCTGGCTTTTGAAGAACAAGCTGAATACGGTGTATGCCGTGAAAATGTCACCGTGACAATGGAAACTGGTATGGACGTTGGTGCTGTTCTGCGCCGCACTATTACCTCTGGCACTGGAACCTATACTGCTGACTCTGGCAACACTGGTAACTTCACTTGCGGAACTGTGACTATCACTGATCCTGCCAAAGTGGGTAATTACCGCATTGTCTTCACTGCTGCTACTGCTTTTAATCTGTACACGCCTGAAGGTGTCCTACTGACTTCCGGTGCTACTGGCACTGCTGTTAATGGGGAAGCTGGTCAAGGTCTGTCGTTCACTTTAACTGCTGGTGGTACTGCTGCTGTTGCTGGTGACTCTGGCACTATTGCTGTTGCTGGTACTAATAAGTACAAATGGATTGCTGCTGCTGATGTTGCCGCACTGACCAATGATGTTGCTGTCCTGATTGAAAGCGTTAAGGATGTTCCTTCGCTGACCAATGCCACTGACTATGCCATGACTGTTCTATCGAGTGGTTGGGCTGGTGTTGTTGGTGATTCGCTGCTGTATAAAGATGCGCTGTCTGCTCCACAAAAAGCCGATGTTCTGCGTAAGCTGAAAGCAAAATTCATCGTCAATCGCACTCGTGTTTAATTAGTAGCGATCATATAACAAAGGAATTAAATAAATGATTATTCGTGATTATTTCAATAGCTTCAAAGAAACTGATTTCGTTGATGGCATTACCGAAACCCCTCTGCAATACGGTTTTGTCAACAGCCAAAATCTGTTCAACATGAAGTCTACTTCGCAGACCGCAATTATCTTCGATAAAGACTATGCAACCACAACGTTGCTGCCACAAGTTACTCGTGGTACAAACGCTTCTACACAAGGACGTGAGCGCACTGCTGACACTTTCGCACTGAAATTAGCATACTTCAAACACGCTGATCGTCTGACTAATGAAGACATTCAAGGCTGGCGCGTTCCGGGCAGCACCGATGAGGAAACTCTAGGCCGTGCTACTGCTGAAAAAATGACTGATATGCGCCGTGCTTGGGATCAAACTCAAGAATACATGAAATTGCAAGCTCTGAAAGGTGTTTTCAAAACTCCTGATGGCACCACTGTAGCGGATATGTACTCTGAATTTGGTATTACCCAAACTACCATTGACTTCCTGTTAGGCACTTCTACCACGAACATTGACCAAAAACTGCGTCTACTGAAAACAGGTATTGCAACTAACGTCAAAAATGGTGGCTCTATCACTGGTGTGCAAGTCATGGTTGACCCTTCTTTCTTCGACAAGCTGATTTCGCATCCTAATATGAAGAATGCCTATCAGTTCTACATCAACAGTGGTAAACAACTGCTGCGTGATGATCTGTCGGATTATATGAAGTGGGGTATTATGGACTCCTTCAATTTCCGTGGTGTTGAATTCGTGTCGTATGATGCTACTTTCAATCTTCCAAGCGGTTCTACTGAAGTTGCTTTTGCTGCCGATACTGGTATTGCATATGCTCAAGGTGTTCGTGACCTGTTCCGTGGCTACAATGGCCCATCGGCAAAACTGTCTGGTGCAAATGAGCCGGGTCAAGAAATCTTCGTTCGCACTTACCTCGACCCACGCGATGAATGGGTTGAGTTTGAAATGGAAGCTGCGCCTCTGTACTTCGCAACTCGCCCTGCTTCTATTTTCAAAGTAACCACTTCCAACTAATCTAATTAGTTTGCTGAAAGACCTTCTCACGAGGGTCTTTTGTTGAATTAATTAATAAGGAGCAAACATGCCAGTGGACTACTCTACAAACGTTGGTAAAGTCAGAATGCGCATTGGCGATGTTTCCGACTTACCATTTTTACAAGATGAAGTAATAGACTCTGTTCTTTCTGAGAACAGTCAAAATCTTCAAGCCTCTGCTCAAACATGTGCTCAATATATTTTAGCACAGCTTAGTTTCAAGTCTCATAAGAAAATGGTGCAACTTGAAATTTGGGGTGGGGATGCCTTCGCACAATACCGACAATTTCTGTTAGACACTATAAGCAATCCTGCTCTTATGTCATTTACAGCTTTACCTGTTGTTGTCACAGGTGATAATACAGCGATTGATCCTCTAAAACAATTCACAGAAGATTGGAATACTTGTTGGAGTAGGCCAGAAACTGTTACAGATATGGTGCATCGCGTAGCTGGTAATCCTTCTAAACACCCTTGGGATAATGTATGAGCACTTCAGACTTTCAATCTGTAGTTTCAGAATTTTTTGATGAACAAGGTTGGTCTTGTCAAGCAACATTGATCAAAACAACTTCTGTATATGACCCATTGACATCTGAGAATACACAAACTGAAAAACGTTACGTAGTGAAAGCAATGCCTTTTGATTATATTAATAAATTTCAGGGGGTTACTACACAAGATAGTACGTTGATTAAAACTGGCGACAAGCAAGTGTTTGTAAAACCAATTCCACAGATTACGGATATTGACCCTAGTGCTGACAAGATTCAAATTGGTAACACTATATATAAAATCGTTACAGTAAAAGTGGTCAATCCCACTTTGAATTTACCACTATATTACGAACTATTTGTTCGTGTTTAATAAGGAATAGACATGTCGAAGGCAGACGTATTTGAAAATGATTATATGAAGCTTATCTTCAACAATGTAGCTATTGCTAACATTGGAGATGCTTCTGGTTTACAACCGTCCGCAGCAGCAGGTAGTTTGTATTTCTCCCTGCACACTGCTGATCCCGGAGAAACGGGTACACAAACAACTTCTGAAACAGCTTATACAGGATACGTCCGACAAGCTGTTGCTCGCTCTAGCGGTGGTTTTACTGTC